ACCCCCACCCCCCAGCTGCTCGCATACAACAACACTTATACGATTTCAGTTCGATTTCACAATCGCACAAACTATTTCACAGATGATGCGGGGTCAGCCCATCGGTGGGGCAGATGGAAAGCGAGAGCAGTGCTCTCTCTTTGGGGGGACGAGGCAGTGCCAGGCTGCGGGGGGTCCGATGTCGGCTTGACCTACGAATGGGTCGAATGACCTATTTGGTTCCGACCGTAGAGCGTGCTACGGTCATCACATCCCATCCCGAAAGGTAGTGAATCCCATGCTTTACCCTGGTCCCCATCTTGTGTTGCTGAATCGTGAACTTGATCCCTGGGATGATGACCTGAATGACGCTTACTATGCGTTTCGCCAGGTGTCACCTTGGGGCTATGCCACCTTGGCCGATTTCATCGCTGCTGCTGCCCGCTTCCTTGGTTGGGATCTGAGCCAGTGCTACTGCTGCGGGGATCTGGCACCGTCCGATCATGACGATTGGTACAGCGGTATCGATGGGGAGCGGTACTGCGGATTGTGCTATTCGGACACGTTCACATCGTGCGATGAGTGTGGCGATGAAATCTGGAGAGACGATTCGCACTACGCTGATTGGTGTGAATTGGTGATGTGCGCATCGTGCTACCACGATGCCGAATCGGAGCGCAACGGTTGCACCTGCGAAGCGCCGAACATGCGCTTTCGCTTTCCCGCCAACGGTGCTGGCACCGTTTGCCAGGATGAGCGGTTGGACGTGACGCTACCGTCTGGCACGATCTCAGACGAGGGATTGGCCGAAATCCGCTATCTGGTCACTCGGGATCTAGAGTGCCCGCTTGGTATCGACCACATCTGGGGCGATCTGGGCGACCAGTGGCAGGGTAAGCGTGGCAACTACACGCGCCGTCTGAGCTCCGCATTGCACAAGGCTGGCGGTTACAAGTTGTCGGCCGAGGCATTGTCCAAGGTTGGCAACATCGCCCGCCAACATTCCTCTGATGGTTCGGAATGGGCGATCGAGTTCACCCGCGACCTGAACCTGCCCGCCGAGGACTTCTATCACGAGGATTCTTGCTGGTGGCAGTCCTACAGCAAGTCACGGTGCGCTCTAAAGAACTGGGGCGGTATCGGGATGCGGACCTTTGGGGAGTGGGGCGGTGTGGAAGGTCGGGCGTGGGTTCAGCCGCTGGATGCCGACATGCGTCCGACGCACGACGCTGCGAACGCTCACGCCTATGTGGTCTACAACGGATACGGCGACCTTTCGGGCTACGCTGCTGCTCGCATCGTCGCCCATCTGACAGGCCGAACCTATCGCAAGGTTGGGTTCAGTGCCGATCCACAGTATGTGAACGCTGGCGGTTACCTGATCGCTGACGCGGCCACGTGCGAAGAATACGGTACGGTCACCCTGCCAGGCAATGACGCCCATTACACCTACGATGCTGCCGCTGTCGGTTCGATCGTCGCAGCGTGACAGAAGGACCCCGCATGTACGCTTCACGACAGCCCACGCCCGACGACATCGCAGCGGTTCGATCCGCTTTCGATGCGGACCGTTTGGTGGACATCTGCCAGACCGACGATTTCACCCGCTGGGCAGATCGGTTTGAGCTCCGACCACATGCGGACGGTTCGGAGCGGTTCTACTGGCACCGCGATAACGGTTCCAGCGTGCTAGCGGTCGCACATCTGGACACGGTGCAAGATGATCGCACCTGCCAGGTGGTCGATACCGCTAGCGGATTGCTGGCGGTATCTGGCGGACTGGATGACCGTTTGGGCGCCTATGTGATCTTGGAGCTCCTGCCAGCCCTGGGGATCACATGCGACATTCTGCTGACGACCGACGAGGAAATCGGGGGGTCTACCGCTCGCGATTTCGTGCCATCCAAAGAGTACGATTGGATGATCGAGTTTGATCGTGGAGGTACCGATGTGGTCGCCTACCAGTACGATTCCAAAGAGCTAGGCGAGATGGTCGAGGATGCTGGCGCTCGCATGGGCCAGGGGTCATACTCGGACATCTGCGAGCTGGAACACTTGGGATGCGTGGGCCTGAACTGGGGCGTGGGTTATCAGGATTACCACTCACCGCGTGCTCACGCATGGCTCGATGACACGTTTCGCATGTTGGCACGGTTCCAACGGTTCCACCGTGCGAACGAGGGCTACTACCTGCCGCACGATCCAATGCCAGTGGACACGTCCGCATGGCTGGACTCCGAGATCGTGGCCGACTGCGGGGACCTGATCGACCTGGCCGACGAGCTCAGCTACGTGGAGACCGATGGCGGTTTCCTGCTGTGCTACTTGTGCGGCCACGACCAGAGCTAACCAAATGGGCCATATGGCCCATACCAACCGACCGTAGTCCATGCTACGGTCAATCCAATCAAACCGACACAGTTAGGATCTACCCAATGAGTGATGTGCTGGACACCGAAACCGACAAGTTGGCCGATGGCACGGTGCGAACCGTTACCACCATGAACGACTACGACAAGTCGATTCTAGATGATGATTGGTACGGGGAGCTGGTGCCAGTCGGTGCGCCCCGACTGGGTAACGAACGTCCGTCGCACTTCGACGGACGAGCCCGTAAGATCAGCCCCTCCCAGATGCGGGACGCGTACTGGTGGCAACCGCCCAAGGATGTGGCCGACGAGCACTTGGACACACTGCGCCACGAGATCCAGGACCTGTTGGATTACGGCTATGTGGGCATCGGGGTCGAAGTGGAACTCCCCGATGGTGGCATGGGTTCGGCCTCGCTATGGGGTATCGGGGCGATGGATACCGACTACCACCGTCAGGTTATCCAGGACCTGACCGAAGAGGCGATGGCCGACGCCTACGCCGATCGCAACCGCCGCATGGCGAAGATGTGGAACACCACGCCCGAGCACGCTGCTGCCATCTTGGACGACGTTGCTTGACCCCGACCGTAGACTATGCTACGGTCAACCCGACACGATCAATCACAACACGAAACGAGCACATGATGACGACGACCGAGCGAGGCGACCGCTTCGCAAGCAAGCTGAATCCCTACGTGGGGACCACCTACCAGATCCGCCAGACGTGCGCCCGAATCCATCGGCTGGCAGTCACGTACGAGCGAATCCAAGAGGCGTGGTGCTGCGACGAGCGCACCGCCGACCCCGAATCCCGCTACACCAAGAACCTGGAGCGGCGAGAGCTGGGGATCATGAACAAGATCATGGACCACGTTCGGGACCTGCCCGAGCCCGACGACGGCCCCTGGCGGGTCCAGTTCGATGGGGACCCTCGGGGTTACACGGTGCGGCTGATCGCCCCCGACGGGCGTGAGTTGGGCGTGTACGAGGGGGCGTTGTGAGCACCTGTCGCAACTGCACCAATGGCAACCACTCGGGGACCAACGGCACCCCTGGTTGCTGCTCGAAGTCCTGCACCTGCACATGTGGCCGCAAGGGAACGCGTGGCCCCAAGTGGTTCTACGCACAAGAAGGGAACAAGCCATGAGCGCCACCACCGATGCCCGATCGTTGTCCGATCGGATGGAGTTCGATCACGTGATCCAGGTGCACGAGGACGGCACCGTGACCGATGGCCCGCTTGGGTTCTATGCGCCCGAACTGTATTGGTTCGATGGCGACGACTCGCACCACCTGGACGGTGGTGGATCGTGGGAGCTACTGAACGGCTACAGCCGCCAGGATCGCTACAGCGGGCCGATCATGCACGCTTCCGAGCAGATCGGCGGGGCGATGGAGCGCGACATCCTGGCAGAGCCTGGGATCTATGTGGCGCTGGTCTGTTACGTGGTCGATCCCGACGACGAGTGGCCCGAGCCCGCAGGGTGGGCCGTGGCCCGCTGGATTGGGGGCGACCGATGAAGCGCACCACCTACGCGCTTTGGGGGATCGCCACCCATGAGGGTGCCGTCCCCATTAAGATCACCCGTGGCGGTTACAAGCGGTTGCACGGCGAGGCTGCTGGCTACCGCCAGCGTGGATGGTCGGGGCTGAAGCTGGCAGCCGAGGGGCAACCGTACCCCGAGGGACCAGGGTTGTTCGGCACCCCCATGACGGACCGTCGCCCATCATGGATGGGGCAGTCGTGACCACCTACTCGGGGTCGGTAGCGGGGGATTGGCAGTACGCTGCCGATCGTCGGCTACAGGTGGCCCGAGCCCCGCTCGGTGCCCAGCTAGAGAGATCGGGACCCAAGCCCGACACGTCGGGCCGCAACCCGTACCCAATCCTGCGCCACAATCCCAAGACGCTGGACGTGTCCTGCGCTTGTGGCCGATCGGTCAAGCCGTTCGATCGTGCCGATGTGCTGCTGGGCGAGTGCCAGTGGTTCTGCGGCCACGTCTCGTGCCCGCCGATGCCCCGCAAACGAAATGCTTGACCCCGACCGTACCATGGGGTACGGTCAACCCGACACTGAATCCGATCACAACGAATGGAGCAACACAAATGCTGAACGAGCGAACGATTACCCACTGGAAGGCTGAACACATCGAGGGGCAAGGGGTCGTGCAGTTGACCTTCGGCCTGGGGTTTGATCAGTCGGTGACGGTGAACCTGTCACCCCACATCGTCCCGCACCTGTCACAGTCGCTGCTGGGGGCGTGGGCCGACCATGAGGCATGGCTGGAAGGCCAGGAGGATGACCAGTGATCGATCATGACCGAGCCCGAGACGCCCACGGGGCGTCGCTGGACCGCCAGCGTGCGCTGGGCGATCCGCCCGACACCGAGCGCCTGCGCACGGCCGTCGGGGTGCTGTACGCGCTGGGCAATATCGGACCAAACACCTTCGTGCAAATGACGGGGGCGCTGGACTGGATCGAAGCCGTGACGGGAGCCGACCGATGACCGACACGTTGGGTCGCCAGTCCACGGGGACCGTCGGGGAACCGCCCCACCAGATGACCTACAGGTTCCAGACGAGCCAGAACCGTATCGTGGGCGACTGTCAGTGTGGCCGATGGTCCACATCGTGTCGTCTGGGCATGGGGCTGGGGGTGCTGGTGGACGATCACCAGCTGCACGCCAGGCGTGCACGGTGACCGCCGTGTTGGGCTGGTCGTTGATCGTGGCTGGGTCCACGTTGGCGGCATGGTCCCGAATCCGAATCAACCGAACCGAACAGAAAGAGACACGATGAACGATCACAAGTACGAAGCACGATGGAGCCCCATCGACGAGCGGGTCTACTGGACCGATTCCGAGGGGTACTACCGAGATACCCGTTTCCCCATCCTCGGACGGGACGCAGCCGAGCACTTCGTTGCGAAGCTGAACGCCCCCGAGCCCGCCGACACCGCCACGGTGTCGAGCGAGCGAAGCGAGCAGGCTCCTCCGATTCCGTGTGTGCGGGTGGATGACACCGATGGGCGTCCGACGTGGCGGGCCATGGGCGAGGACGTACGCACCCTCGGAGGTGGATGGTCGTGGCGGGAGTACGGCGACTGCATGGCGTCGTGGTTCTTGGGTGACGGCACGTTCCACGGCACCGTCTACCTCGTCCGTCGCACCCAGGCCCACCAGCCCCGCACCGAACGGGTGCCGCTGCACGAGCTGCGGGGCCGCATCCTGGCGGGACACACCTGGCCGATCGTGCGTGTTGGCGAGACTGGCCCCGACAACACTTGGGCCGCTTTCGGCGACGGCATCCCGCGCTCTGCACCTTGGACGAAGCTCACGCTGGACGCCGATGGCTGCGTCGAGGTGCTGGTGGACGGTGCCCGATGAACGCTGACGACTGGATCTGTTTGGCTGTGTTCGCGGTGGCGATGGTCCTGTGGCTGCGGTGGGCGTGCCGCACGGAACCGACACACCCCGACGACCCAACCCGAGGCGGTGCACGGTGAAGGCGATCGTGGTGCGCCAACCGTGGGCGACGTTGATCGCCCTCGGGGTCAAGACGATCGAGACCCGTCCGTCGCCGCCGAACGGTCCGATGCGTCCCGAGGGTGTGCGTGGTCTGCCTGGGTGTTCGTTGGAACGTGGCGAGCGCATCGCCATCGTCGCTGGGGCGACGCCTGGAACCGCCCCAGGTGAGGACTTGGGCGATTCGGGCTGGTACTGGGAATCAACCGCTGGCGATCCGTCCTGCGTCGTCAACTGGAAGCAGCCCGTCAAGTTCCATCCAGCCCCCCTTGGTGCGGTGGTGTGCACGGTCACCGTGGACGACGCCCTGCCGATCGTGGGCAACCCCGAGGACTCCGACGAGTGCCTGTACCCCGACGACCATGGCGGGCTGTGGCGGTTCCTTGACGCCGAGGATGTCGGATTCCCGATGAGCGACCAGCTTCCGCTCGGTGATTTCACGCCTGGCCGTTGGGGCTGGCTGCTAGGGAACCCGCAGCCGTGCGATCCGATCCCGTGCAAGGGACGCCAGGGTGTGTTCACGTTGCCCGACGACGTGGCCCACCAGCTTGCTGATACCCAGATCGGCGGTGCATCGTGAGTACCGTGGGTTGTGCTACGGTCGGTGACGTGATCCCGTTGTTGCGGCAGAAGCTGGACGAGTTCGATGATCGGGTGGTGCTGCTGCGTGGTGCCACCAGCGCCGAACAGCGGGCGATGCTGGCAGCTGAGCTGTGGGAGTTCGTGCGTTCCGAACTCCAGCCCGCGGTGACGACGGAGCGGCGTGCTGCGGTGCGTGCGTTGCGTGCCGATTACACGTTGTCGGCCATCGGTGAGATGTTGGGGGTCACTGATTCTCGGGTGGCCCAGATCGTGAAGGGACCCGAGTGAGTCGAGCACGCAAGCACCGACGGGCACTCAGGGCTCGCCTGAACAGGGGTGATCCTGGGACCCGCCACCGCCTGGTGGCTGGGCGCACGGGCAAGGTTGCCATCGTCAAGCGCAAGTCGATCCGCAGACCATGACCGTTTCCTAGTATACGGTCATACCCGACACGGATAATACGCGTTATCGAACCTTGGGACGGTCGATGTGACCGAAATGCATCCTGACCTGGACGAATGATTGGTTACATGATCCCCGCAGCATCACCGTATAACAACCGAATGGGTGCCGATACCGCTGCCACACAGCGGATCGGCGGCAACGTGATACGTCCACCGATCGGGGTGCTGACACCTGGACAGTCCCAGGTCGCCAGGGCCAACGCCCAGATCGTGTCAGCATGGCTGGACTGGTTGCGGGTTGCACGCAACCGCTCCGATGCCACGGTGCGCAACTACCGCTCGGCCTGCAACTCCTGGGTCCAGCACCTGGGGGGCGTACCGCTGGCAGCAGCAGACGTGCCGACCGCCGAAGCATGGGTGGTGCGCCCCCGCTCGAACGGTGCCATCGGCAAGCCCGCATCCCGAGCCCGAGATGTGGCCGTGCTGAGGTCGCTGTACGGGTGGATGCTGGGGCGTGGCATGTGCTCGGTGAACCTGGGTGCGATGGTTGCTGCACCGACGGTGCACAACGTGAACCCGAAGCCGATCACCGACGCCCAGTGGCTGGCGGCATGGGATGCCGCTGATGACCGTCTGCGGTTGGCGATGGGGCTCATGTTCTGGTTCGGGCTAAGGAGATCCGAAGTGGCGGCGCTACGGGGTGCACATGTGGACGTGACGAACCGCCAACTAGTCGGGTTCCCCCGCAAGGGTGGCGGTGACGATGTGCTGCCGTGGGGTGAGATAGCGGACGTGTGGTCCGCGTTCATGCCCGACATGTGGTCCAACGGCCACATCGTCGAGCTGATGACCGCCCAGATCGCCACCATTGCCCCCCAGGAGCCGCTGTGCGGCCCGTGGGGACCCGATGCCTTGGGTCGGGGCGTATCGGCCCTGGCGGGGCGTCTGGGGGCCTCCTGGACCGCCCACAGCCTAAGGCACAGCTTCGTGACCAACCTACTGCGGGTCCGTTGCCCGATCGAGCACGTGTCCCGCCTTGCGAACCACTCCAGCCTGACGATCACGATGCGGTACGCCAAGCTGGGTGGCGGGGAGCTGAAATCGTGGCGGGAAGCAGAAGAGGCCCGCCGAATGGGTCAAACGGCCCATGTCACTCAGGGTGACCATAGCTTACCGTCAGGTGAACGGCGTGAACCAGTAGGCGGGGGTGGTCTGTGACTGACAGTCAGCGGGTACAGTCAACACATGGGCACACAATCCAAATACACCAACGAAGAACGGGACCGCGCCGTCAAGATGTACCAAGACGGGGCCAAGCTGCGGGACATCACCGCCGAGACAGGCATCCCCCGTCCCACCATCATGTACTTCGTGCAAGCGGCAGGGCTGGAGCCCAACCGCCAAGGCACCCGCCGCTCACGCCCCCGCAACGGGGACGAGAGCACCCAGATGATCGACTGGATGATGAAGCGCATGGAAGAACTCGCCCGTGAGAACGAGCGGCTGCGCAACCAGACGACCACAACGGACTAGGAGCCCATTTGTGGTACCTCGGGAACGACTGGGTGTATACTCGCTACGCGAAGCGAAGCGCCGCCCCCAGGCGGCAGCGAGCAGCCAAGCTTCCCAGGGAACCAAGGGCCTGGGGAACGTCCACAAGCAGACGCTGGTGATGTGGACGGACAACGAGAACGGGTCACCCTTGGGGGTGACCCGTTCGACCAGCGAAACCGAACCTGAGACCAATCACGAACGGATAACGCTAGATGCATACTACCACGACTTGTGGTCGTTGCAAACATCGTTCTCCGTTCGTGCCAACACGAACGGAGAACGGACATGGATGACATGATCGAATCGGATGGCCGCACCTGGGAACAGGTGCTGGCCGATGCGGGTGGCCCCGTCCAGATCACCACCGACCCCGACGAGCTGATGCAGCTGCTTCGGATCGGCGTGCTGGTCGAGTCGGATGGCGTGCTGGGGTTCGGGTGGGGCTCGTTGCCCACCGAACGTCCCCAGATCCCCGAGTCGGTCGAGTTGGCGTGCAACGCCATCTCGGACCTGGAAGGCAGGGACCGCACGTGTGCTGTGCGCCAGGCGTGCGCCGACCTGGCCCGTCTGGGTGTGCGGCGTCAGCACATGCCCGAGATCCTGGGGCTGTCGGATGAAGAAGTGACCCGCCTGTACATGGACGACAGCATCGACCTGGCGATGGACGCGATCCGTGCAGGCAAGTCCACGAAGCAGGCGGCGCTGCTGGTGGGTCGCAGCGAAGAATGCGTCCGCAAGTGGCGGCAGCTGTACAACTTGACAGGGATCAACGCACCCTTCGGTGCGGCGCTGGCGTGGATGAAGTCCCAGATCGAGTCGGGGGTGGGTCCGACCGAAGCGCACCGCCAGATGCGCCAGCGGTGGGACGGCATCGAGCACCTGCCGTCGATCCAGGCGGCGTTCAAGTTCAACCAGCGGCTGGCCCGTACATCACCCAACTGTCAGGCAGTATGATGTCAGACATGAACGATCATCGACCTGAGCCTGTCGAGGCATACCGACTCTGCGACCTGCCGCTGGACACCACGTTCAGCTACCAATCCGACCCCATGGTGATCTACACCAAGGATCGGGACAGGCGCGAGACGCATCCCGTGTACGTGGTGGAGTGGCCCGCCGAGACCATCGAGGTCGATGTGGCGGATCTGGAACGGGTCATGGAGTTGGCCGACGACCAGATGGAGGACGGCTTCATTGCTAGCCCCTGGGTGAATGCCTACGACCGCATCCGCCGACTACTGGACGGTGAATCGTGAAGAGCGACGGCGAAGCGTTGGACGACTGGGAAGCGGTGGATGTTCTGAAGCAGGCTGCCGCCGACGCTTCCGCAGAGGAAAGCTGGGCCGATTACTGGCCGCACGTGCTGTCAGCGGTCAACGCCCAGGGCGTGAAGCTGGTTTGGGACGGTGACCAGTGACCTGGACCACCAACATGGACCCCGAGAACGACCGCCGTTGCGTGCCGCTGCCGCTCGGGTTCGCCACCATCGAGAACAACGGGCGCATGGGGTCGCCCGTCAGCGACCCGCTGGAACCCCATGCGATCCACACGCATCGGGAAGCGACACCGCTGGCGGCGCTGATGGCAGCACCGCCGAACACCGAGCCCCAGCCATCCGCCCTGGATGGCGTGCGGCTGCGTGAACTGCTCCAGGACGCGATCGAAAGTGTGGATGCGCTGAACAAGTGGATCTGGGACGCCCACGTCAACCGTGCGATGTCGTTCCGCAAGATCGCCGCCGAGCTAGATCGTTCCAAGACCGACATCCACCGCCGCTACCACCAAACCCGAGATGACCTTGCGGACATCCTGACACTGAGAGGGGTCATCTAGTGACCGTCGAAGAACTGATGCAGATTCTGGATGGATATGACGGGACGGCCGTCGTGCAACTGTATGAGTCGGGTTGGGGGTGCGCCCAGGACTTCGAGGGATGGGTATCGGTTGCCGATTCAGAAGGCAACAGGCGCATCGTGCTTGGGACGGTGAACCCCTAGTGCCCCCCGTCAAGCTACAGAACTCGGTCACCACCATCGCAGCCGACGGCAAGTACGAGCACCGCATCCGCCAGTCGTGGCTGAACACGCTGCTGGACGTGTGCCCCGAACAAGCACGGTTGGACATGACGGGCCAGCTGGAACGGCGAGAGACCGACCCCACAGCGGTCGGCACCTGCGTCCACGCCGCCATCGAAGACACCATCGAGATCATCCTGGACGACGACATGGGGTTCCGCCTGGAACCACCCGAAGTCGTCGATCTGTTCGATGCCCACTGGGAGAAGTTCCAGAACGAGAACACGATCCACTGGGTGAAGCGCAACCCCGACAAGGCAACCCAGTTCGGACGCAACTGCGCCAACGTGTGGGCGACCGACGTGCTGCCGAACCTGGAGCCCGTCGCAACCGAAGTCCACTTCTCCGATTGCTTGGTGCTGGAAGACGAGCACCGCCGCATCTATGTGAGCGGCACCATGGACTACGTGGACCGCAACTATCTGGGGGACTGGAAGACGGCGGGCCGTGAGTACAAGGCGTGGGAGAAGGTGCGGTGGGCGATCCAGCCCACCGTGTACTGGTACGCCATGTGCAAGGCCGACGACCTGAAGGACGTTCGGGAGCGGCTGACCGACTACGCCATCACCGTCGGGCTGTGGAAGTTCATCGTCACCGCCGAAGGCAAGCAGAACGCCCAGATCGTCCAGCTGACCCGCCCCACGGGATGGGACGGGTGGCTGAAGCGCCAACTCCTTAGCGTCGTGCCCCTACTGGAAGCGGACCTGGAGATGTGGCCGTTGCGGGACCAGCACGCTCTGTGTGGCCCGAAGTGGTGCACGGCGTTTGCGTCGTGCAAGGGCGCATTCGTGGGCCAACACGAATGGGCACAGCCCGTCGAGTACCCGATCACATTCCCAGCCGCCCCCACGTTGGAGTTGGTGTGACCCTGCGTCCGTTCTTCTCGTTCTATGGGTCGAAGTGGCGCTGCGCCAAGAAGTACCCAGCCCCCGAGCACCAGACGATCATCGAGCCCTTTGCTGGGTCCGCTGGCTACTCACTCAGGTACCCCGACCACAGCGTTTGGCTGGTTGACAAAGACCCCGTGGTCGCTGGGGTTTGGCAGTACCTGATCGGTGCAACCGAGTCCGAGATCCTGGCGTTACCAGTGGGGTTCGATCACGTTGACGACATCACCGTGATCCCCGAGGCCCGAGACCTGATCGGGTTCTGGTTGAACCACGGCACCACCCATCCATGTCGAACCCCTTCGTCCTGGATGCGAAAGGGTCAGCACAACTCATCTTTCTGGGGTGAAGTGATTCGGCATCGCATCGCATCGCAGGTGCAGCACATCCGCCACTGGCGCATCAGCAACATGGGCTACGAGGATCTGTTGTCGAATCCGACCGCCACTTGGTTCATTGACCCGCCATACGAGACCAAGGCTGGCAGGCGGTACCGCTTCAGCGACATCGACTACGAACGCCTTGGTGCCTGGTGCAGGTCTCGCCAAGGTCAAGTGATCGCCTGCGACCAGGCTGGTGCGGAGTGGTTGCCTTTCCACCACTTGGCCGACGTCAAGTCAACCTTGGGCAAGTCATCCGAGATGATCTGGCTCAACAACCAACCCAACACCCGTACATCACCCAACTGTCAGAAAGTAGACTAAGGAACATGAGCGAAACCACCGTCACCGAGCCCACGTCGATCGCCTACGTGCGATACGCCCGCAAGACCTCCCCCAAGCAGTACGAGTCGGCCGAGGCCAGCGTTTCGCTGCCCGTGGACCTGGCTGACCCCGAGCGCACGCTGGGCGACCACGCCATCAGCGTTGTGCAGTTCGGGTTGGAGAAGGCCATCGAGCTGGCCGAGTCTGCGCTGGGTCTCGACTCCCGCCCTGGCCGTGCGGCCATGGTTGGTACCCCCGTCGTGGAGCAGGGTGGGCAGCGCGTTGATCCCGTGGCTGCCGCCTTCCCCGATGCGGTGAACGTGGCCCCAGCCCTGACGCCTGGTGCCGCCTCCCCGAACCTCGGCCGCGTGGACCTCGGAACCGCCGCTCCTGCGGCCAATCTCCCCAAGGGCTCGGACGGCCAGTGGCGTGCGAATGGTGGCACGTCCCGCACGGCTCCGATCTTCTGCCCGAAGTGCAACGGCGAGATGTGGGACAACAGCGTGGACAAGCGCAAGGACACGGCCCCTGACGCCAAGTGCAAGGACAAGAACTGCGTCAACGACAAGGGCTTCAACACTGGCGTCTGGATGGACAAGTGAAGTACGAGCACCGCGTCCACATCGCCGCCATCGTGGCGGTCCTGATCTTCTTCTTGGCGATCACCTACGGATCGTTCACCGCCGTGATGGGTGACCAGCAGATCAAGTCTGAGCGCATCGCCGCTTGCACCCAGATCGAGGACCCGACCGCCAAGACGCTGTGCCTGGAGGCTTCGTGACCACCACCGCCCCCCAGTTCATCAACGTCCCCAAGGACGGCAACCCCGTCATCATCGCCACCGACCAGATCGTGAACGTCTTCGTGGACCGCGAGAACCGCACGGTCATCGCGCTCCAGGGCGACAAGTTCAGCCACACCGACGCCCTGGCCGAAGAAGTGAGCGATGCGTTGCTCGCTTACGTGGTGGAAACGGAGGCGGTGTGATCCCCGTCGAGTACGCCGAATACCAGGACCAAGAGGATGACCGCAAGCTGCTGGTCATCCCTGCCATCGACAACGACGGCATCATCCTGATGATCGTCGAGGACGACGACGGTTCGTTCGTCACGTCGTTCCGACTGGGGCTCGAACAGGCGGGCACGTTGGCGTTCGATCTGGGCGCTTTGGCCGACGACATGCTGGGGGCGATGTGAGCACGGGAAGCTGGGTCGTCTGGGATGGCGAATCCAAGATGCAGGTCATCAAGGGGTCAACCCACATCGACTTCAGCATCACCGACGAGCACGTGAACTCTACCCAGCGGGTCGGGTTGACCAGATCCGAAGCCGCCGAACTCGGTCGCACGCTGTTGGCGTGGGCGGCACCAACGTGACCATTACTGCCGATGACGCTGCTGCGTTGTGGGCAGCGGATACCCCAACCCCAAACGACATCAGCGCATCCCCTGTTGATGTCGGGGGGGTTGGCGGTTACCGCACCACCTACAGGCACTACAAGCCGCTGGAAGAAGCAGCCGACGCCTTCGCCTCCCAGGCACGCACGTTGTCCACGGGACAACGGTTGTACACAGGCATCCCGATCTTCGATGACGCCATGCGGGGCATCGGCCCCAAGGAGCTGTGCATCATCGTCGGGTTCGCCCACAGCGGTAAGACCGTGTTCGCCACCCAGATGATCCTAAACAATCCAGAAGAACCGATCGCGCTGTTCACCATCGACGAGGACCGTGTGCTCGTGCTGGTGAAGCTGGTGAGTCTGCTGACGGGGGAATCGGCCGAGGATCTGGAGCGGCGCATCGCCAACGGTGATGAAGCCGCCGAGAAGCTGGTACGTGGCGTTGCCAAGGAGGCGTTCCCACGCCTGGCTGTGTTCGATGAAGTGGCATCGCTGGATGCGATGACACGGGGTCTGATGGAAGCCGAAGACGCCTGGGGCTCCAAGGCCAAGGGCGTGTTCGTGGACTACTTGGATTTGCTCCAGATCGGTGAGGGCGACGGGGACACCCGTGCCAAGGCGAGCGCCATCAAGGCGTGGGGCAAGACCCAAGATGTGCCACTGGTGGTTCTGCACCAGACCTCACGGTCGGGTGGTGCACCAGGCCAGGAGATCACGTTGACCTCGGGTGCGTACGGCGGCGAGCAGCAGGCGTACTTCATGGTCGGTGTGCGCCGCAAGCGTGACTCGATCCGTGATGCCCTGCGGGAGCTGAACGGCAAGCTGAAGGGCACCCCCCGCAACCGTGACGAGATCATGGAACGGATTCGGGATCTGGAAGACGAGGCCCGCATCCACCAGAACACGATCACGTTCAATCTGGTCAAGTGCAAGCGGCCCCCGTCCCGTCTGGTGGAGGACGTGGACTTCGTGATGGACCACCGCAACGGCCAGCTGACCCCTTTCACCCCACCCCGTCTGTCGGTTCCGCCGATCGGGGTGTTCCCGCCCACAACCGAACAGATGGAGATGCTGTGATGTTCAACCGCAAGAAGAACCGTATCAAGGACCTAGAGGCGAAGTACAAGGCGTCGGCCCGCAAGGCCGACGAACTTCGCATGAGTGAAAGGATCAAGGGCGTTGAAATCCTCCGACTGAAGGATGATCTGGCCCCTCGGTTCGGACGCCCTATGTTCGACATCACTATCACCCCGCTGGCGACGGGTAAGTGGGCGTGGAGGGTTGTCGGGCTCACCCGCACCGAGCACCGCTCGGGGCACGTCAGCTTCCCCGCCAAGCGGGTTGCTGATGGTGAAGCCGACACCGCGTACAAGGCCGAGATGGCTGCCCGCAAGTGGATTGCCAAGGACCAGACCCCCGAGAGCCGACCGATGGGGTCGGCGGTGGAGATTCGGGTATGAACACGTTGGACGCTTGCAAGCAGTACATCCAATCCAAGGGCTGCACGCTGTGGCGGGACTGGGACGTGTCCACGCCCGACGGTCTGGAGCGGGCCGCTGGGGCGTTGCGTGACGATGTGGATGGCGTCGTCAAGATCCGCACCGACTCCCTGATGGCCCAGGAGCGGGCCACCTTGCGTTCCATGAACGATGACTGGTTGCGGCAGCAGCACCAAGCCCAGCCGCTGGTTCCGATTGAGATGAAGCAGGACGTCGAGCCCTGGTTGCTGGCAAACGAGCTGGTGCAGGATCGGATGATGGAGGCCATCGTGCGTGACGTCCGCAGAGGCCGTCTCCAGTGACCGATGTGGACGATCTGGTCCAGCGGTTCGCCTCGCTTTTTCAAGGCAGACTCGATGCGTACGGCGTGGCGGGCGACAGCCCGTACGCCGATCATGTTGAACCCGCCGACACCCACTGGGGCGAGTACCAGCGACGTGTGACGGCCCACCTGATGGGCGACCAGCCGATGGGCGTGTACCCGCTGCGTGACAACCTGACGGTCAGTTGGGGGTGCACCGATCTGGACAACGGCGAGCCCGACTTGCAGAACGCGCTGAACATCCAGACCATGTTCGCCGCCATCGGCATCACCGCATGGGTCGAACGCTCACGAACCAAGGGTTTCCACGCATGGGTGTTCGCTGAAGAAGCCGTGCCAGCTGCGACCATGCGCAACGCGTTTCTGGCGGTGCATCAGAAGCTGGAGGTTCCCGCCAAGGAAGTGAATCCCAAGCAGGTGACGTTGGACGGCACCGCCCAGGGCCTCGGGAACTGGGTGAGGCTGGCTTACCCAGGTGGGTTGAACCCCGACATCGGACCGTACGTCGAGCGTCAGGTGATGCTGGATGGTGGGCGTGTCCTGGTTGGCCTCCATGACTTCGTGGAACGGGCGTTGGACAACTTGACCCCGCTGGCGGTGCTGGAAGCAGCAGCCGCCAAGTACGTCGCACCACCGCCCCGCAAGACAATCGAGATCGGCCCCGCATCCGCCGAAGCCGAACGGCTGGCGTACCTATTGGTAGGTGACGCTGCGCTGTTCTGGCGGTACGGCACCAAAGACCCGCAAGCCCATGACCGATCCAACAGTCTAGTTCGCTTTGCTCACTTGATGCACGAACAAGACATCGCCCCAGGCGATGCGTGGGTGCTGCTGCGTGAAGCGGACATGCGGCATGGACAGAAGTTCTGTGAACGTGCAGATGGCGACGAGCAGCTGCACAAGATTCTAGAAGTCGCTTATGGATAAGCGACAGGAGGTATACGGATGAACGACGTACGAGCGTATGTCAGCGCCCAGCCCTGGAGGGATGGAGCGTCACTGGTGCTGGTCTGGGGCTCCAGGGTCTACAAGGCGGATGGGGGGTGGCACGAGTTCGACCCAGCGATGGAGTTGGACATGGACGAACTGCCACGTGTCCCCACGCTGTTCCTGAAGCCGCTGCGGGACGCCCTGGACGAGTACCTGGGGGTGAGCCCGCACAAGGGCGTCGAGGCCGTGCTGCGTGAGACCTTGCAGGTGGAGCGCGAGCGAGTCAATAGCGTCCTGTACCGATGACCAGTTGTGACCGCTGCGGTCGGTCGGGGGCGACATATCGCCCCGACCTGTGGCTGGATCTGCACGACGAATGCATCGACGACTGGTGGAAGGCGGTCGAAGCTGAGCGTCAAGCGAAGCTGACCATCCAGCCCCGCACGGGCCATTGGGCCGACGACGACCCTGACGAACTACGAAAGCGCGGAGTGTTGTGATCGAGTTGTGGGTCCCAGGACCACCCAAAGCCAAGCAGCGCCCCCGCATGACAAGGCGGGGACGCGTCTACACCCCAGCGGCCACATCCGAGGCAGAGGACATCATTGCCGAGGCGTGGCACCAAGCCAACCACCCAACCCTGGAGGGGCCTGTCGGTGTCACTGTGGACTACTACAGCGACGGCCAATGGATCACGGTGCGAACGCTGGATGCCGACCAGGCGTCCAAGATCCGCTGGGATGTTGACAACGGCGGAAAGCTGACCTTGGACGGGCTCCAGAAGGGCGGGGCTTTCCTGAACGACAAGCAGGTGATGGACCTGTGGCTGACCAAACACTAGAACGCACGCAACCGTACAACACCCAACTGTCAGAAAGTAGAATGTCAACATGAGCGACACCGAGTTCACGTACCCCTACCTGGCCCGCAAGTACGCCACTGAGGCAACCGCTGAGATCACGGATTGCGACAGCGATCCCATCTACGTCGGCCCCGCCATGACTATTGGTCATGTCAATCTCTGCGTTCTGAACCTCGGCCCCGCCAGGGTTGATGTGGATGACGAGGCATACGCCATCCTCAGCCCGTGGGCTGCCAGGGCGCTCGCCAAGGAACTGAAGCGTGCCGCCCGTCTAGCTGAAGCGCAGGCGTGATGGCCGATGCGAATGAGGGGACCTGCGGGACCTGTCGCTACGGCCACCAATGGAATCGCGACGTGACTGGCGCATACGACTACGGGCTGTGCCTGCGGTACCCTCCAAGGCCCCGCCCCAGCGGTAGCGGGTCGCAGTTCCCCCGCACCCTCTCGACGTGGTGGTGTGGAGAACGCGCCGAGGCGGCTTCGTGACCTTTCGGGAGCAGCCCTTCAGCTCACGCATCGGAGCCATGGGGGACCAGTCCGAAGGCGTCTTCGAATACCTGTGTGATCTGGCAGGTGTCAAGTACGTGCGATACGGGCTGAACCGCCCACCGATCTCGTTGCGCAACGTATCGGCCTTCGTGCGATTCACCCCCGACTATCTGTTGGGGGACAAGCTGGTCGAAGTCCAAGGCTTCGGGCGGGACCAGAAGTTCAAGCTGAAGGTTGACAAGCTGCAAGCGCTGCACGCCTGGTCGCTGCATCATCCCGTCTGGTTGTGGGCGTGGGACTCCAAGAACAAGCGGGCGTTCGGGGCTCCGATCATGGACATCGCTTTGGAAGCCAACGCTGGGGCATTCCCCCAGGGCTTCTTCGATGCGAACACCAATAACCCGAAGGCGTATTGGGAGATCCCCGCCACGTGGTTCGTGCAGAACGGATACCAGTTGTGACGTGGATGCGTCGTGTCGGCGGTGCCGAACACGACCGCAACACCATCCCGTGGACATCACTGTCATCCCAAGACCAAGCGTCATGCGAGCGCCGCATCGAGCCCCACGTGCCGCTGGACGTGTACCAGGCGCTGATGGAAGCCCCACCGCACACCGAGGCGGTCACATCCCAGCAGGAACGGCACGAGCTGCGGACCGTGCTGAACGATGCCGTCGAGTCGCTGGGGGATGAGGACCGCTGGATCTGGGAGGCACGGGTGCATCGACGGATCTCGATGCGTGCCATCGGCCGCGAGTTGGCGATCCCCAAGTCCACGGTGGCCCGACGCCTGGTGCTGATCCAAGAGAAGTTGGCCGCACAGCTGGCCGACAACCCGACCGTACGAGAACACATGGAGAACCGAGCATGAGCTACGACCCGACCGCATTCAAGATCAGCTTCGACCCACGAGAACGGGTGATGCGGGGTGTCGCCATCCACGGCGACACCCCGTTCGAGGTCCCGTTCGCAACCCAGATCGCCCACAACTTGTGGCAGGGCGGGTGTGAGGGCGGGCTGGTGCTCCCCGACCAGATCAAGCATCTGGTGTCGCTGTACCCGTGGGAGCAGTATCAGGTTCGCCACGAGCTGGAGTCCAGCGTCACCGTGCGGATGTACGACTCAGCAGGTGGTGCGCACTGGCCTCAGATCCAGGCCCTGGGTGGGTGGGTGAACGTCTGCCGCAAGACGGGACCCGTGCTGGTCCACTGTCAGGCTGGGCTGAACCGTTCGTCCCTGGTTGTGGCCGCTGCCCTGGTGGCTGGCGGCGACGTTGCGAACGGAGCCGAAGCCATCGAGCTGATCCGCACGCAGCGAAGCCCTGCGTGCTTGTGCAACGAGTCCTTCGAGCGGATGGTGAAGGAGAACCTGGCATGACCGCATCGACCTGGCAAGAAGGAATCGAACAGGCGGGGTTGAAGATCGACCTCCGCTGGTGCAGCTGGGCCGTCCATCAAAGCATTGACCTTCCCGAGTCCCCCCAGGAAGCACTCGATGTGGTCGAGTCACGGCTGCGGGATTTGCGGGACGATGTTCGCAACGGCACCCCCGTTGCGATCGTCCCCGCCGACTACGAGATCATCGGTGCAGCATCCTTCGGTGTGTGCGATTTGTCGATGACCGAGATCCGCTTCCACGTCACCAACAAGCAGCGCGACTACGGGTCGGGCAACATCCTGGCATTCGGCCACACAGGGTTGGTCGTGCGGATCTCCGACAAGGTTGCCCGCATCAACAACCTGCTGGAGCGGGGCTCCAGTGGGGCCGCAGAGCCGCTGGAGGACGCCTGGGTGGATCTGGTGGGGTACTCGCTGGTCGGGCTCATGCTGTTGGACGGCACGTTCACGTTGCCGTTGGCTGAGGATCTGGAACGTCAGCGTGCCGCTGACGGTTACCAGCTGTCGATCCTGAACACGGTGTTCTAGGTGGGACTCCAGGCCCTCAGCGAGAAGAACACCAAGAAGTGGGCCAAAAGAACTGGCCTGCCGATCCGTCGCATCAACTCTGGGGGTGGATACACCCACTACTTCACGATGGACGCAGGGTACGGGACCCACCACCACGGTGAGCTTGACATCAAGACTGGGGAGTGGCGACTGATCCCAGACGACCAGGTGTTTGGTCACTTCAGTTCTTGCTACGAGATGTTCTTGGACGCCAGGCCCATCAGGCACCCGTAATGGCAATCAAGCGCACGAAGACCAACCGCAAGACACCCCCCAAACCCAACCCCGACAAGGACCGCTTCCTGGCGACAGGTGGCGGTCCATGCGACGGGCTGCTGTACCTAGCGAGAACACGCACCGTCAAAGACGAAGCAGGGCATCGACGGATCACATCCGAGCTGCCCGAACTGGTGCCCGTGGGCGGCGGTGCATACCGCCGCCACTACGACCCCGAGAACAACACACACACCTATGCCTGGGAAGACAGGAGCGACACGTGAACACAACCGCTGAAACGCTGCGTGCAGCAGCTGAACATCCCGAACGCTGGGACGTTCGGGATCTGATGATCCGAGCAGCCGATCGCATCGAGGATCTGGTGCTGATGTTGACCGAATCCAGTGATGACGTGGAGGACCTGCTGGACCGCATTGCCGAACTGAAGCTCCAGGTGCAGCACCGTGACGACCTTATCTCCGAAGCGGGGGTGCGATGACCGACCTGACCGTGCGAGAGGCCCTGAACGCTGCTGCGGCAGCGGTACGGGCCGACAAGACGTTGGACAACACCCAGCGGTCCCCTGCGGGCTCCAAGGCGTACGTCCACAACATGCCGTGGGGGGCGTTCCTGGGGCTGCTGAGGGGCACCAAGTTCGACCCATCCGTACATCACCCAACTGTCACCGACTAGGATGTCATCCATGACCAATCACGAACAGACCATCGAAACCAGCGGGGCGTTCTTCCTGCCGCTGAGCAATCAGCAGATCGACGAAGCCATCGACCAGATCGAAGCCCAGCCGCTGGGTGGGCACTCCCGAGGTACCGCCGCTTCGGTGGTGGTGCGTATCGAGATCAACCCGAAGGCCGCACACCACGACGTTGCGCATGGTCAAGCCGCCGAGGACACGGTTGGCGAGATGACCCCGCTGGCGATCGCCGCCCTGGTGCAAGAGGCGTTCGAGAAGCTGCCCGAGTCGGACATCTTCGGTATCCGTCCGACCTCGGCTCGGGTGCTGAAGTGGGACGGCCCCGATGCCGACCACGAGCTGGATCTGGACTACATCAGGAACCGCGAAGCCATTGAGGCATCTGGGTCCGTGCGGGGTGACCGATGAGCGAGCGAACTGAACTCAATGGGCGGCGGTGTCCTCAGTGTCGCCTGGACAATACCCTTGAAGCCGACCCGAACGTTGGATCGTGGTGGAACTGCATGGCGTGCCTGTGCGTGTCGCACGACAAGCGCCTTGCACCCCCTCGCCACGTTCCGTCCCTGGATGGTGGCCGATGAACCTTGCACGTTCCATCTATCACGCCAGCGACATCTGGACCCAGCGACTGGTCGTGTTCCTGGTGATCGTGTTCATCGCATGGCTGGTGCTGGCATGAGTACTAGCGACCTTCAGATGAACTCGGGTGACCACCTGGACCTTCTGCTGGCGCTGGAGGCGCTGCGGAAGACCGAAGCGGTCATCCCCGACAGCAGGCTTTGCCGTGCCACCTTCGAGGTCGGTGACGTGACCGTCAAGGCCGTGTGGTTCCCGATTGAAGTTGAGCCCGTGGTGACCGTGGAGGTCAGGCGATGACGGCCCGTCCTGGTGGTTGGGTTGACGGCATCGGGTGGGTGGCGCTGCTGCGTGACGTGCCTATCGGGTCCGAGGTGTGTGAGGACGCCGAGGTGGTGGGTGTTGAGCCTTTCAACCCCGACGTGCTGTTTCGCAGGTTCTTCGTCGACGAGGTTGACAGCGACGCGTCCGCATTTACCACCGCCCGTCCCGTCATCGTGACCCGTTGGGCCGATGGTTCGGTGCCCAGGAAGCCAGCGAAGCCAGACACCAACGAGATGCGCCGTGTCGCAAGCGGAGCACTCTCGGGGACGAGCACTTATGCAGGGTGGCTCTTCCTGGCTGCCGCTGACTACATCGACGGAGTGAACCCATGAGCCGCTGGGCCAAGTACGAGGTCAGGTCCGCCGATGGACTACTGACTTCCGACCACACCAACAAGGCAAAGGCGCTGGCCGAAGCGAAGCGGTGGGCCAAGGCGTCGCCCCAGTGGGCACCGTACACGGTGTACCGCACGACGGTTGAGGCGGTGTTCCCGTGACCCAGCCATGCGGCAACACGGTGTGCGGCTACCCCGACACCCCAGGGTGCTTGTGGGAGATCATCAACGAGGGGGCGTACGACGCCCTGGACTTCGCAGCGAATGGCCTGCTGGACCGATGCACGAAAGAGGATGACCAATGACAGCAGGTGAGTCGTGGCCGTATGGGTGCCCCTTCTACGGCATCCGATACGAAGAAGCGATGATGTCCATTCGATCCACCGACGATGATTGGTGGGCCGAGACGGACGGGTTCCCTAGCGCCGTGGATGCGTTCATCTGGGCTGACACCCGCCTGGCCGCCCACATCTGGATTGACAAGGACGGGAACATCATCCCAACACCAGAGCGTCAAGCCGAGAAGGATCGGGTGAACGCCCAGTATCCGCCAGAAGACGGGTGGCATGTTGAGTTCAACAATGCCAACGGGAAGTGGAATGCGGTCCGCTGGAACCCGCCCCTGGGCTTCAGCCACGAGTGCTTGAAGCCCTAGGGGCCATCTAGCGCAGGGGCGGTAGCGGGTCCATCTTGGTGGGGCGGTTCCAGAACGCCACCAGCACGCCCAGGATCGCCACCACGGCGGCGGCAACCACGGCCGCCTGTTGCTCGCTGAGCAACCCGAACACGACCATAACCGCAGCGATCGGCGGTACCGCCGCATAGACGGCGGTACGCTGTTCGGGGGTCACAGCTTCGCTCCCAGCTGCTTCAGGCCGTTGCGGATGGTCGCACCCTTGGGGGACGACCGATCCGCCGAGGACTCCAGCTGGCGCAAGATGGCGGCAACGTCGTCTTCCAGCTTCTTGAAACGGGCTTCGCTGATGGCAGCCAAGATGTTCTGCTCCTTCACGTACGGCGGTGCCCCAGAGGACAACGCCTTGATGTTCTCGACCAGACCAGGCATCTGCTTGATCCGCTGCGGCCCAGGGCAAACCTTGCCCACGACCTTCGTCCAGGGGGCATTCGGACCCGTCCCGAACATGATGTGCCAGCCGAATCCGTGGTCCACCTTGTTGCGCATGATGCGCGGTTCGATCTCGGTCTGGTTCACCAGCCACGCACCCAGACGGGCCAGGGTCCGCAGCTGCGGCGGGCTCCAGGGCTCGGTGGCGTTGACCGTGGATGCGGTCTCCACCGAGACCGCACCACACCAGCGACCACCCTTCAGGAAGCGGTTGGCTTCACCGTTCGCATCGGCACGAACGTCGATCGGCATGTACTGGTACAGCTTGGCGTACTCGACACCCTTGTCGAAGTACGTCTGATCGTCCACAAAGAAGTGCGACTCCAGCCCCTTGGAGAGCGGGTTGTCCCACCAGCCCTTCAGCTCGGCAGAACCACCAGCCGAGTGCAGGATCGAACAGATGGGGACGATCTTCGGCTGTTCGTCTGCTTCATCCAACGGCTTGTGGATGGCGAACGGGCACCACGTTTGCATAGGCACAGACCTACAGGCGCTTCTGTCCCGCCTGCTGGATCTGGGCGGTCAGCTCGTCGAACCGTTCCTGGTCCTGGATGGTGTGCTCGTCCAGTGTGTGACGGATGTGGACGGTCGCCTGGAGGGCTTCCGCCACCATCTCCAGATACTCCCCTGGGCGCTTGCCATGGTTCGTCGCTATGGCTGAACCCAGTTCATCGACCTTGCGATTCAGCTTGGACGTTTGGACCCACCCATTGATCGCGGCTGGCACCACCAGCCCGATCGCACCGACGATGGCAACCACGATCGCAACCGTGCCCCCCTCGCTGAGTCCCAGAATCGTCTGCCCGTACAACGGTTTCAACCGCCTTCAATTTGTCGTGTGCGCTCTGAGCGCACGTCGTAGCCCTGGTCCTTCAAGCGGTCCCGAAGCGTCTGTAGGTCATCCAGCCGCCCATAGGCGCTGTTCTTGCGGTCGTTCTCGGTGACCTGGCGGGTACCGAAGCCCAAGAACGACAGCCAGGAAGCGTCTGCACGGTCCTGGTACTTCTGTTCCGACGGGGCGAGCCGTCGGAAACGTGCCAGCAGCGGAAGCGCCTGCTCGATCTTGTAGGCGTCCTTGTTCGAGATCATCCAGTCCCCCGTGTTCGGGTTCTTGGAGATCACCGAGTCGCCTGTTGCGCCTCGGATGATCGGCACCAGGAACGACCACGTGTTCGGGATCGGGGTCAACTCGTTGGTCAGCGGAGCCCCGCTGAACAGCTGCCTGCCGAACGTGGTTTCCAGCGGCGTCTTGATGATCGGCGCAGCGTCCATCAGCAACGCCGTCGGACCCTGCTGGGAAAGCTGGGTGGTCTTCTCGCCCACATCCTGGAACGGCAGATCGGGCAGCAGATACGAGCCCTCACCGCCGATCGAGAACGGTCCCAACTCCATCTTGTCGAAGCCCGACATGTTGATGTTCGTGGGCGATTTCGTCAGCCACTCGGGGTCCAGCGGGTCCTGGGTGGAGCCCTGTTCCAGCGACTGCTGGACGGCACGGAACCGCTGGTACATCTTGGGCTGGGTCAGCGCCATCTCCAGTTGGAGCGGCATGTTGCGGGAGGTCCACGTCCAGAACGGCACCAGACGGCGCATGTACTTGGACTCGAAGTGGCTCAGGTCCCCGTAGTCGAAGTGGAACTGGTACACCTTGTCGATGGCGGTCTCCATGGAGCCGCCCTTCTTCAACGTGTCGTACGCCACCGACCCACGATGGAAGTGCTCGATGCGCTCCCCAGCGAACCGTGAGGCACGGGTGGCGGGGTTGTCGTTCAGCGTGTTCAGCGGGTGCCTGAAAGGCTTCTGAGCGGCTTCCAGCACCCGTTCCTTGGTCATCGGGGCCTTGGGGCCGATGGCCGTGTCTCGCAGCCCCTGGAGCCGTCCTTGTGGCCGTGCAGTAGACACGTCACCGAGCACGATGCGACCGCCGCCATCGGCTGCGGACGCCAGCTCGTTCGCATAGCGGTTGCCGTCGTCCATCAGACCAGACTCGATGATGGTTCGCATGACCCCACGGGAACCCTCGGGCAAAGCCTCGTACCCGCCCTTGCGGTACTGACGCATCAGCTGGCGGAACTCACGGTACGAACGGATGTCCACGCCCGCCACGAACGAGTTGAAGTACGCGCCCATCGAGTTGCGGATGTGGAAGCCAGGCGAGAACACGGCCTGGGTCTTGAAAAGCTTGTTGGCCTGGTCCACGAACCGCAGGAACGGGCCAGGGTCGTCAGCGACCTTGCCCGCATTCGAGTACGCCTCGACCATCCACGACGGCCACATCTCGAAATCGTCGGGCTTGCCGAACCGCTCCAAGCCGATCTGAAGCTCGTTCTTGAACGTGCGCTGCCACCCAGGATGGTTCTTCAGGTCGGTGAACTTCAACTGGGCAGGGTTGGCGTCATCCAGCCGTGACTCCCAGTTGACCCGATCGCCTTCCAGCTTCATCGCTGGGGCAGCATCGGGCGACGATGCCGCCTCCAGCTTCGGGGCAACCTCGGGTCGGGTGTCGGTGATCTTGGCTTCGATGCGTTCGATGGCCTTGTCGGCTTCGTCGGCGTCACGGGCGATGTCATCGACGTTGGCGGCGATGTCATCCAACCCAGCCCGCTTCGCCGCCCTCGTGGTCGCCCGTCCCAGGGCTTCCCCGTCGGTGACGATCACCCCTGCTTCACGCAGCTTCTCGGTGATGAACTGGGCCTTGATGCGGTGCTGGACGCCCGCCACGTATCGTGGCAGCGTCTGGAAGGCATCATCCACGTAGATGGCCTCAGGGCCACCCCACTTGGAGATCAGCCCCTGGATCTGGTCCTCGACCACATCACCGAACTCATCCACAAGCTCAGGTGAACCCAGCACCCGATCACCGAACTCGTCACCGATCTGGTACGACTTCTTCTCGAACCACGGCACCGCCTCCAAAGTGGTCCGAGCCCCGTTCGAGCCACGGTCGGTGGCACCCCACTTGGTCTCCAGGAACTTGCGGGCCTCGTCGGTCAACAGACGGGGGGCGTAGTTCTCCCGATACCCGTAGATTTCGGCTTCGGAGCGCACATCGTCCAGCCATGCACGCAGCCGTGGCAGGGCGTCCCCGACCGCCTCGGCGGCGTCGGGGTCACCGATCAGCGCACGGTTCACCGTCACACCATCGACACCGCTGTTCTTCAGCTCGTTGAAGATGTCGTCCAGCTCGACGATCTTGCGGGCACCGAAGCGGCCAGCGGCAAGCTGACCGCCCTTCTTGGCGTCCTTGGAAGCGAACGCCGCAGCCCACTTGACGGGATCGGTGTCCTTGGAGCGCAGCAGCTGGCGCTCCAGCGCGATCTCGTCGGCACCGAACACCTTCGCCAGCTTCGGCCCCAGCGCGTTCATACCCTTGGAGCGCACGTACGTCAGGGGACGGGTCAGGTTCGTGGATGTGGCCGCATCACCGAAGATGCGCTTGCCACCGAAACGGATGCCACCTTCCAGCCCCAGCTTCTCGGCTTCGGCGGCGGTCACCCGCCCGCCCGTGCCGACCCGTTGCGCCAACTCCTGGAATGCCGTCACGGCGCTGGCGTCACCGCCCTTGGCGGCTTCGCCTGCTTCGGTCAACGCACGACGGGCGATGTCCGAACGGGCAGGCTTGAACGCCTTGGCCGCAGCACCACTGGCCCTGGCGGTGTCGTCCACAAGACCTACACCCAGATACGTGAGCGGGTCCAGCCCGATGTCGCCCACGAGCCCGACACCACGGCCCAGCCACTTGTTGTCGGCGTCGATGCCGAACACTTCGCCATCGCCTTGGGAGTTCTCGTAATCGACGGCGTTCTGCCACACGTCACCGAACCCGTACTGCTTCTTGCGCAGCACGTTGTCGGCCCACGAGGAGCCATCCTCGTAGCCGTACAGCTGCTCTAGGCCCTCGTCCACTGTCGCCACCACGGCACGCTTGGGCTTGTCGATCAGATCCAGGACGGCACCCATCGTGTCCGTCAGCGGGTTGTTGGTCAGCAGACCGACGATCCCGTCCTTGGGCTTGCCATCAGCCTTGCCCTCGACGATCTTCTTGGCAACCTTCTTCAGCGACTCGGGGGTGTCGGGGCTGCTAAGGATGGCCTTCAGGTCCGTGGAGGTCAGATCCTCCAGGAACGCCTCGGGGTTTGCGGGCTCGGACTTGGACGACGCCCGCTTGCGCATCTGGTCAGCGACGTACTTGGGGCGCTTGCGCCCATCGGCCGTGCGGGAGTAGCTGGACCCGCCAGGGTCACTAGAACCACCCGACTTGCGGGTGGTTCCTGCGCCATAGTCGTCAAACAGTCCTGCCATCTCGTTACAGGCAGTTCAGTCCCGAAATGGGGCTATTTGGGTGGCTTCAACCAGTCCCGCACGTACACGTACACAAGTGCGGCCAGCCAGAACAGCACGGCCCCCACCAGGAAGATCACGAACAGCAGGGACCCGATAGCCAGGTCAGCGTCGGTTGGCATGGTTCCACTGTACCATCACAGGCCGTTTCACTTCATACTCAGGTATTGCTTGATCCAGGCGTCCACGTACTGTTGGACCGTCAGCGGGTTACCAGGGCCACCAGGGTTGTAGTTCAACTTCCCCTTGCCCTTGTAGGTGCCCGTGTACCAAGCAGCGGGAACCGCCTCCAGCGTGTTCCCGTACTTCTTCAAGATCGACTGGATGTGCTCCTTGGCCTTGGCATCTTGTACCGCCTTCGGAGCCTGGTATGCGTACTTGTAGCCGCCGTAGTTGTTCCAGGTGGAGTTGATGAACTGGTACGCACCAGAAGCCGACGACACGGGGTTCTTGGCCCCGTAGTTGCCGCCCGATTCCTTGGCCCGAATCGTCGCCAGGATCTTGTCCAGATCGACACCGTTGCCGACCTTCTGCCAGAAGGACTGGGGACCACCAGCGGCACCCGTGGACTGCCAGAACTGACCGCCAACGGGATCTGTGGTCGTTCCACCCATGGTCGGGGACTGGTTCACGAACTGGTTCATCAGCGACTGCTGCTGCTGGGCCATACGTGGCCCCTGGTCGGGTCCACCCTCGCCAGCCGCCAGGTTCGCCAGCACACGTTGCACGATCGGGTTCAGCGCCATCAGCCAGCCCTTCCGACACCGATGATCGAGCTGGCATAGCCAGGCGTCATCGTGGCGATCTTCACAGGGGACTTCTTGTTGGGTGCGTGCAGGATCTGGTTGTTGCCCAAGTAGATGGCAACGTGATCGGCACGCCCAGCGCCCAGCCGACCGAAGTTGTAGAACACCAGATCCCCAGGCTTGGCGTTCGCCAGCCCGCCCTGAACCTTGGGGACCTGCTTGAACTGGGCGTCAGCGGTTGCACCCAGCTTGATCCCAGCGCGACCGAACGCCCAATAGGTGAGCCCCGAGCAATCGAACCCACTCGGGTTCGCATTGCCCAGATCGCGACCAGCACCCCAGACGTACGGGTCACCCAGCTGGGACTTGGCGAAATCAATCGCCTTGGAGACCTTGGGGCCACTGGTGACGTACGGCCCCATGCCGCCCACATCGGAGAGCGGCTGACCTGGCTTGGCATACGGCCCCATGTTGGCAGGGGGCTGCACCATGGATGACCAGTCACGGGTAGGGCCACCAGCGGCATACCCCCCAGCGTTCGACTCACCGATGCGTGCGAAGGCGCTGGCCGTCGCACCATCGTCGATGCGTGGCTTCTTGGCGTTTGCGTTCGTTCCGCCCTGGGACCACCTGACGGTGGCGGGCTGGATGCCCATGACTTGGGCGGGTGACGCCATGGGGTTAGCCCATTCCCAGCGTGAACATCTTCAGTAGCGAGTCGCCAGCGCCAGGCTTCAGGCGGGTCTGGTCGGTGGCATACGCCTTCTGAAGTTGCGCCTCGATCCACGGGTAGTCCCAATCCCGACCACCCAGTCCAGCGGCTTCCCGCTTGCGGTCATCCGCCTCCAGCACCGAAGCGATCTTGGCGTACGCCTCGTCGTAGGTGTCCGAGGTCTCGATGGCACCACGCATCGCCGTGCGGGCGATGCCCACATCACCTGACAGCGACTCCAGCACCGACGAACGGTACGGGGTATCGAACGCGTTCGACTGGGCAGCCATCTGCTGGATGGCGTCGGCCAGCGACACCCGATCCTGGAGCCCCTGGCGAGCCAAACCAGCGTTCGCCTGGGAAGCCTCGTTCATGGCAGCAGCGTTGGCCTGTTCAGCCTGGGTGCGGGTCTGCGCTTCCTGGGCGTTCAGCGCAATCACGGCCTGAAGCAGCGACTGGTCCAGGTTCGTGTTCGCACCACGGTTCTGGTCGGCCACATCCTGGGCACGGCGGGTGGCTTCCAGTTCCGCAGCCGACCCCATGGCCTTGGCGTACTCCTGGCCACTGGCACGGTTCTGAGCGGTGGCGGCGATGGCCTGATCGCCAGCGTCACCGAGACTGGCAACCACCGTCGGGTCCATGCCTTGGGCGGCGGCGGCGGCCGCAGCGGCACGAACATCCGACTCCTGCTGGAGGCGGGCGTTCGCAGCACCCTCCTTCATCTGGGCACCAGCGGCGGCAGCCTGGTCCCTGCCAACCCCAGCCGACATCTTGGCGTCGGCCTGGGCTCGCATCAGCAGTTCTTCCAGCCGTGCACGGTTCGAGGTTGCCTGGGAGTTGGCAGCGTCACGAGCCTGGGCGTACGGGGCAACCAACGAGTTCACGTCGATCAGGTTGGGCTGGACCTGGGGCGTGGACGGCACTCGTCCCATGATGGCGTCGAACAGCGACGACAGCGACGTGCCCATGTTCTCGGCTGAACGGCTGGCGAACAGTCCGTCCAGTTCCTTCTTCATGTTGCCATGCTGCTGGATGCGGGAGTCCAGAATCCCCTTCTGGACCATCGCCTTCATCAGATCGGAGGACCGCAGCTTCGCCCCGTCCTCTCGCTTCGGCCTGAGCTGCCCACGCAAGGTTGACTCGATCTGCGGGGGCAGATCCTTCAGCGGGTTCGGCGGAACGATCATTGCCGACGAGCCGCCCTTCTTCTTGCCCTTCTTCTTGGTCTCGCTGGACTTGGGGGTGCTCATACCTGATTCGCCTTCACAAACTCGGAAAGGGACTGCTCGTAAGCCAACTTCTGCGCCTGGAGATCATCCAGTGTCTTCTGCCTGATGTCAGCCAGCGAATAGGCGGCAATGTCGAAGCCCCTCTGGCGGGCATCGGCAGCCGAAGTCTGGCGGGTCAACGACCGCACCTTGTTCTCCGACCAGTCCTTGTAGCCCCGCTGATACAGGCCAGAGTTCATCACGCCACGTCGCTGGAAGCCACCAGCCAGCGAGTTGCGCTGGTTGGTGAACTGGCGAATCAGGTCCGAACGGTCCCAGGTGGCCTGGGTCTTTGCCAGCCCACGCTCGTAGTCGTTCTGGGCCTTGCCATAGCGGAACTGGCGATCCGCCTGGGCGGCGCGGTTCTTGAACCACCACCGCTCATTCGAGTTCAGTTCCTGTGCCATCTAGATACACCCCCCTTTGTCCCACATCACGTCGTCAACACCCAGGTATCGGAACCGATGCTTGTGGCCGTCGTCAGGACCCACTGGGCCTGTGACGTGGTGCCGATCACCGTCGCGGCACCCGCAGCCGAATGTGTGATCGTGCCCGCACCACGGTTGATGGTCTGGACCTGGGTGCCAGCCACCGCCCCTTCGGGCCACGTCTGGGTGGACGCAGACCCGTTGTTGCGCACGACGATCTTGGCGAAGTCCAGATCGGTCACCGCATAGGCGGTGCCCGTCTGGGCGTTGATCCCACGGCGCAAGGAAGGGGAATCGGGGGCGATCTGGGATTCCAACCTCGTCAGGTTCTGGCGAACCAAGGGGTCGATCAGAAGCCCACCTTGCAGGGTCACACGACCTCCACGGTGAACTGCACGGGAGAGTTCGCTTCGCCGTACAGTCGCCACTTGCCCGTGTCGTCGGGCGACGTGGCCCCATAGGTCTTCAGGTTGACGGTATCGCCCGCCGCACCGACCGTTGCGGCGACCTCACTTGCCGACCACAAGCGGGAGCCGTACAGCGACGAGCTGCCTTCAGCATCGAACCCCAAGGCGTCGGTGACCGACGACTGGCCGTAGCACAGGATGTCGGTACCCTTGCGCACGTACAGCTTCATGGCCCCGCCCACGATCGGGTACGGGGGGCCACCCACCTGGACCTTGGGGGCGAACACCGTGAACTTCAGGTACTGTCCCGTCAGCAGCGTGGGCACCACGAACGACCAGTCCACGTTCAGGTCGGTGGGGGTGGACGTGTCGGCGTACTCCGAGACCTCGAAGTGCTGCTTGCGGGCCACGATCCGTGGAGCCCGCAGATCGACGTACTTCTTGCGGGCGAACTGGTTGTCGGACGACGGGTTCGAGTCGGGACCGCTGGGGATCGACGTGAACGCCAGGGACGCATCCTTCTGGATGGCCTGTTCGTTCAGGAACGACACGATGTCGTCGAAGTTCTCGTTGACCTCGGCGGCGACGGCGGTGGTACCGCCAGTGAACGAGTTGCTGACCGATGCGGTAGCCATCAGCGGACCTTTCGTGGTGTGTAGACCAGGGACACGGCATCCATGCCCCAAGTGATGTTCGTTGCGGGGCCAGTGACCTTCAGCTGCACCGCACGGGCCTTGCCGAGCGGTGCGCCACGCTGGACGGCGTGCAGGCGCTCCTGACCGCCCCACAGGTCGGTGTCCCACTCCAGCGTGTCCCAGACGGCCTCACCGCTTGTGGACGACACCGACTCGGTGAACGACTTGGAGACCGACAGGGAGTCGTAGTCCGTGTAGACCTCGATGGTTGCCACATCGTTCGAGTTCCCCTGGAACACGAACGTCGGGGCATGGAACCGCTTGATAACCGCAGGCTGGTTCATGTCGAACCACGGGGTCCTGTAGTACGACTCGATGTGGGTTTGGGTCTCCCCATCGAAGTCATCCCACGACTGGTTCTCCAGCTCCAGCTGGAGCAACCGATCGCCGTCGTTGTACGCCGCCAACGGGATCGACGGCTGGTCGTCCACGCCGAACGACAGCATCACGCCGATCGGCAGATGGTAGGCCGTCCACGAACCCGACTTCGAGATCGTCGGGTCCAACACGAACACGGCGGTCTCCAAGGTGCCCACCGCCCACGGGACCGACACCCACAGGCGGTTGTCCAGCCAGCCCAACCGAACCTCGTCCTGGCGGTTGGCGTCAACCGAGCCCGTCTCGATGGCGGGCCACAGCGAAGCGAACGTCCACTCGACACCACGCCCGCCGTAGCGCCACACGCCCGTATCAGGCGACCACAAGTAGACGCCGCCAGGGGTGGAGACCGCAGCCTGGGAGTTGGCGCAGCCGATGTCGGCCGACACCTTCTGCACCGAAAACGACTCCCAACCGAACCCGTACAGGACGTGGGTGGAACGCCGCTTCATCACCAGCAGATGGTCGGTGAACGGCACCAGCGCCACGATCTCGTCGCCGTCCACCCCAGGGTCCACGTCGATGTAGTCCAAGGCGCGGTACGACTCGGGCTGGTTCGGATGCGACCAGCGGATGCGGTTCGGGTAGCGGGTCGCAGACTCCAGCGTGTTCGCCACGAAGACGTGACCGTTGTGGGCGGCGATCAGCCGACCCACAGGCATCTTGCCCGAGCCAGGGGAATCGAAATCCTCGGCGTACGTCTGGGCCAGACGGGTCGCCGTGGTGCCCGTCCACTTGATGGGCTGATCGGTGCCGTTCTGGATGTAGATGGCATCCTTGAACTGGGCGAAGGTCAGCGGCGTGGACACCGTGTTGTCGTTCTTGACGGTGGCCCACGTGGTCCCCGTCGTGTACGAGACCTCGGTACCATGCCCAGCCAGCACCTGGGACGTGGACGCAGAACGGAACTGGCCCAGCGAATGCACGGGGTCGCTCAGATCCTCAGCCCACGGTGCGACGCCACGACGCAGGTGGACACCGCCACGGGGGTCGATGTCCACGTTCAACATCTCGGGCGACTCGTTGTTCGCCAACTGGAACTGGTTGGCCCGAAGGTTCAGGCCACCCGTGAACTCGTCTTGGGTGGCAACTTGGCGTGCTTTCGGCACGGTGCCCCCTTAGTAGTCGAACGGGAACTGGGGACCGACGTGGAGCCCACGACGGCGGGACCCGCCCATCACCAGCGGCTGCGCCGCAGGGATGGCCCGATCGTCACGCTGCGCCTTGATGACCGCATCCTCGAAGTGCTGGCGGTGATACGCCGACATCTCGGGGTCCTCGTCACGCTCATAGGCGGCGTGCAGCGCCCACGACACCAGCAGCTTGTGGAACTTGCGGGGCATGTCGGGGGAAGCACCCGACGACAGCTCATAGAACGGCGTGGGCTCACGGAACCCACGCAGTTGGAGAAGCTGCGCGCTGCTCGGAGTCGGCCACAAGTACAGCTTCGAGCCGAAGACCGACCACTCGGCGGGCGTGCCCGTCCCCGTGGTGGTGACGTGGACGGCTTCCGCCTCGTCGTGCCCGACGAACCGAATGAAGCGATCCCCGCTGACCACAACCGAAGTCAGGTTGCGGATCGGCTCCGAATCACCGATGTCATCCAACGACACCGAAGCGGTGCCGCTGGGCCACTGGTAGGTCCAGGTGTGTTCCAGCCACGTCCACCGCTGGTCGGCATCGACGATGCGGTCGAACCCTTCTTCCAGCCAGCGATCCAGCATGGGGTCGGGGATCTCGTCTTCGTCAACCTCCAGGGCCTCACGCACCGCAGAGCGCAGCGAAGCAAGATCCATCTACTAGTCCTCCGACTTGGCGATCGCCCGCTCGTAGGCGGCGATCGCGTTCAGGTGCCCGACGCAGGCCGTGGTGTCATGGGCCTTCGGCATCGTGCACGGTTCACCGCTCTTGGTCTTGCACTCGCAAACCCCAGGGTGCCCCTCGGGCTCCCAGGGGACCGCCGACCAAGCAGGGGTCATGCCCTCGTACACACGGCTCGCCCCCGCCACGGCATACGACGCAGCAGGGACGAACCGATCGGAACCACCGCTCAACATGGCGGGGGTTGCGGTTGCGTACGACATCAGGCCCCGTAGAAGCGAACGGTGGAACCGTTGGCGATGGTGGAGGTCGGGTACACGGCGGGGGAGTGGCTGTTCGGGAACAGCAGACCCGAAGCGGCAGGTGCCTTGACCCACACGTTGTCGGGGTCGATGTTCGACAGCCCGATCGAGTCGGCACTGACGGGCTCGTTGGCGCTGATCTCTTCGTCCAGCACCACATCCACGTACCGCTGACCGTCAGCAGACACGCCGTAGGTGCGGGTGGCGGAAGCCAGGTCGGTGGCGGCGGTGACGGTGATGGTGACGGTGGCGGCGTTCGACGCCAGCGGCTGGGAGTCGGTCACGATGTACTTGACGGCATCAGCCACGCCCACGAACTTGGGTTCGGGGGTGAAGTGCACGAGGTTGGAGTCGATGGCCCACACCCCGACGCCTTCCTTGGTGGCCCGCAGGTTGTTGTTCGAGATCACAACGCCCGACGGCTGGCCCGTCGGTGCGAAGGTCACCGCAGCCGAAGTCAGCGACACGGTGGTCGGGGTGGCGTCGGTACCAGCGGTGTCGTTCGCCTTGACGTTGACCGCCGTGGTGACGTTCTGCTTGATGGTAGCGGTATCCGCAACGGCGGTGGGGGCGACAGGGGTAGCCATGTTGGGTGAACTCCAAGGGGGTGACGGTCGGCCACATGGCCTCGTGGCTACAGGCAGGTATGTCCCGCCATGGGAACAGAAACACCCCGCCAGCCGAAGCCAGCGGGGTGTTTCCTGCTCGGGATGACGGCCCTACTAGGGGGTCAGGCCCTCCAGCTTGGTGCCCAGGTCCCGACGGTTATCGGTGACCAGCTGGCCGTAGCTGAGGTACTGCGAGTAGAAGGCGTCACGGTTGACGGGCTTCTGCATCGGGGTGGCCTTCAGCCAGGTGCCGTTCCACTTCTTCAACGTGATGTGGTCGGGGTTGATGTTGGTCCAGGTGCCAGACTCCACGGAGTCGCCCCAGACCACGGTGCAGCCCTTGTGGATCAGGTTCTCGAAGCCAGCCTCAGCCGTCTTCGGGTTCGTGAACCGCTGGGCGGGCTGGAGCAGAGCCTCGTAAGCCTCGTACAGATCCAGGGTGGTCTGAGCCCACTTCGGACGCTTGGAGCCGCGGACGCCCAGGTTGTACTGGTGCGACAGCTTCTTCAGGGTCAGGGTCCCAGCCGAACGCAGGATCTGGGAAGTCCAGTAGGCGTTGGTGGAGTCGGAGGCGTCGATGCCGCCGACCGTGGTGACCGAGCTGGAAGCATCACCGATCAGGGCCTGGATACCCAGGAAGTTCTTCCCCGAGTTGCCCGTGCCATCGGACTGGAACATGTCCTCGAAGTCCTCGGCGGCGGTGAGCTGGGCCTGCTTGATCTTGGCAGCGAGCAGGTCGATCTGCTGCTCGGGACCAGCGTTCATGGCCTTCTCGGGGCCGCTGATCGCCACGGTGACCGAGTGCCACTTGGGGGTGTACTCGGCAGCGGTCATGCCGTCCTGAGCGGTGATCGCCAGATCCTCGTACGGGTCGTACGTGCCGCTGGTCGAGTTGTCACCGTACATGAGCGGCACAACGATCGAACGGCCAGTGGCCGACTCGATGCGGTTGTACTGCTTCAGCATCTGGTAGACGGTCGAACGGGTCGAGATGAACTCCTCGAAACCGTCCTCGTAGGACTGGAGAGTGGTCGTCGCCAGGGTGTTGAAGTCGGGGTTGTGGTCAACCATGATTCCCCCTCCTAGGGGTTAGTTCTGGTGGGTCGTTACAGCAACCCAGCCCGTGTCCACACCGCTCGGGCGACCTCCAGGGGGTCGCTCGAAGTGGGGATCTGAGCCTGCGTTGCATCAGGGGTCGTGGCACTCCCGCCAGCGATGAACGCCGCCTGGGCCTTCGCATCTCCGACCGCCGCCTCAGCGGCTGCCTGCGATGCTTCGTGCTCAGAAACGGCAGCCTGGATCTGGGACTTCTCGAACATCAGCGACCTGACTGCCAGGTCCAGCTGTTCGACTCCCAGGTTCAGGTCCAGCGCGTGCTGAAGAACCTCGTCGGGCTCCAGTCCGTACTGCGAGCTGTAAGCATCAAGTTCACGAGTGACCTTGGCTTCCAACTCGGCTTGGTTCTGCGCCTCGATGAACGACTCGACTTGCCGCAAACGCTTCTCTTGCGGGTCCAGCAGTTCTTCCTCGGCGGCAGCAACGTCCACATCCTGGTGAAGCATCTGAAGAATCGCCAGCGTCTTGCTGGGGTCTTCCTCCAATGCACGGGCCAGGTTCAGTCCGTACTCAGCTTCCTCCCGAAGCTGGGCGATCTCCTGCGTCTTGCGGGTGTAGTCCGCTTGGCGCTGGTAGCCGCTCAGGGCCTCGGTGATCGGGACCAGTTGTTCCTCCCCACCAATCTTGACGGGCACGCGGTAATCCGCATATTCGTCAACACTGAGGATCGGGACCTCGGGTTCCGCTGCGACGGTTTCCTGATCCGCTGACGAGTTGTCCACCAACTCCATCTCGGGGGCGGGGATCTCGGCGGCAGTAACGTCCGTCATGGTTATCTTCTTCTCCCTGGCGAATCTTGCGTTTCAAGTTGTTCGCTCGGAGATACATGCAAGAGTGTCCCACTTACTGCTGGGAGCGGAACCACCCAAGCACAATGTCATCGTTCCATTCGGGTTCCGAATAGGGGAAGATGTGCGATCCGCCGTCGGCAACGGTCAGCTTTGCGCCAACCTCGGTGGCCCACTCGGACGTGGACTCAACGTCCACGATCTCGTCGCCTTCATGCAGAAACACATGGGTCTTGGGGCCGAGCTCGGCGTATTCCTCGGCGTTGCGCACGGGGTCATAGTCGGCTGCCAGTGGAAGCCAAGATGCCCTGTCGGTACCACCGTGCGCCGCCTCCAGCGAGTCCTGGACGTTCGGAAGCCCCCAGCCCGTCACGACCGAGTTGTGGTCGTACAGGTACGCCAGGTCGATGCCAGGCAGGTGCAGGAACACGGCGTTGACGTCATCGGGGTTGCGCCACGCCCAGTTGGTGACGACGCAACCGCCGTGCGACTGGCCGAACAAGTTGGCCCCGTTCGACACATTGCAGCCGTCGGCTTCGGCCTCGGCCAGAACCTCGGTGATCGCTTCCCGTCCGATCCCACCGCGCCCGCTGGGGGTCACGGTGGTCGTGCCCCAGCAGGACCCCGTGAAGACCTCGTACACCGCATAGCCCGCCCGCAGCAGCGGGTCCACGAAGCCAGCAGGGGTCGGCGTCAGGTAGGCGTGGTAGTAGCGGTCGTAGGGCCAACCCCCGACCACAAGCACGGGTGGCAACGTTCGGTTCCACGCCGCAGTCGTGCGGCGCAGATACCTGGAACCACTGGCCGTGGCACCCCACACCAGCCCAGAGCGGGAAGTCACGGGGCCTCGACCCAGATGTGGGGCCAGATGCCGTTGGTGGTGGTGTCGGAGACCTGGACGGTCAGCGTGGTGCCCGCTGCGCTGTAGTGCGCCCAGGCGATCTCGATGTCGTCATAGGGTTCGGGGTCGGTGGCCGTGGCCGAGATCGTCGGGATGAACGCCACCAGCGGATTCCAAGTGGCGAGGCCACCGCTGAACGAAGACGGAGCGGCGGAAGCCGCCAGATGCCAGGACCCCGTGCCGTTGATGCGGTAGCGCAGCCCCAGTCGGTCGTTGGTCAGGTGACCGCCAGCCGAGTGAACCGTCAGGGCGGCGGGGGTGGAGGCCCTGACAAGACCAGGGGGCATCACGAACGACGTGGTAATCAGCTCGGGCACGTTGGTCCATGTGGCCGCAGGGACCACAAGCGACGCCGTGGTGGCCTCGGGTGCGACGTGGGTGATGTAGCCCTTCGTGATGACATCCGCAGCAGTCCGCCCAGTGGCGGCTGCGGCGGCATAGAAGTCCTTCTGTTCGTCGGTGCCACCACCGAAGAACTGCGCCATCAGGTCGCCAATGTGGTCAGTCACGGTGTCTCCACTTCAGTTCGGGGCATCAAGCCAGCCCCATCGTTGGCAGGGTCAGGCCGTTGGGGAGTTGGCCTTCGAGTTGCGCCAGGATCTCGGGCGGGACAGCGCCCATCCCAGGTTCCGTCATGGCGGGGTCATCGGCTTCGGGGGCGGGGGGCTCCGCCTCGGGCGGTGCCCCCATCCCAGGCGGCACCATCCCTGGGGGCATCCCAGGGGGACCGCCCATCATCGGCGGGGGCTCCTGGATGAACTTCTCGGGGGTCTTGACGCCGAAGGCGGTCATCACGTACTTGACGACCTCGACCACGTTCACAACACCCGACTCCATCAGTGGGGTCAGCGTGTTCATCAACTGCATCGCCTGGTTCTGACGCCACGCCTCGTTCTTCGGCATGGTGGACCCGCCCTCGACGGTGAAGTCCATGTCGGCGTCGATGTTCTCACGGGAGAACGGAACCCAGATCGGAAGCCCCTGGGCACCCACGATGCGGGCGACCTGCGGGCCAGTCATGTACTGACGGCACAGGCCCATCATGTTCTTGCCGATCTGAGCGATCGCCTTCTCGATGATCGCCAGCTTGTCCGCCGAACGGGCGTTCACCGCGTCCTGGATCATGGACGCTTCGGTGGCGGTGCGGCGGATCTCAGGGGAAGCGCCACGCTGGTAGTCGGACACACCCGACACCGTGTTGACGTCGTTCTCCAGCTGCTGGCTGTAGTTGAACAGATCCCCAGGGATGTTGTTCACGGGCAGCGCGTAGACCAGATCGTTCAGCGAGTCGATGCCCGCCACCACAGGCACCATCGAGTCGCCCTTGGCCTCCAGGGCCTGGCGACCCTCGGGGCCGAACGCCTCGGCACGGTACAGCAGCTTGCGGGAGAACTGGTCCCGAGTCTGCATCAGCTGGTTGCGGGTGCGGTTCAGCTCATGCTGAAGCGGTTCGATCGCCTCCAGATCACCGATCGGGTAGAACGCGTCGGGAACGTCGTAGTTCCGCAGCATCACGAACGGATGCCCGATCTTGTACGGGATCGGCGTGGGCTTCACCAGGAAGCCCTTGCCTTGGTCAGCGAACACGCAGACCGTCTTGGACTTCAGATCGTAGAACTCCCACAGCGTGACCATCTGGTCCTGGGACTCAGACTGGTCAGGCTTGCGCTTCGCACGGTTCTCGCCCCAACGGGCTTCCAGATCCGCCTTGATGGCCTTGCGCGCCTTGGGCTCATAGGTCTTGTCGGCCCGAACCTCGGAGGCGGGGCGCACCAGCCGCTGGGCGATCCAGCAGGCATCGTTCAGTGACGTGGCGTTCGGGTCCACGAACATGTCGTGGGGCGACACCCGCTCCACGAACACCCGATCCTCGACGGTGACCATCTTGGACGTAGAGATCCCCGCCATGATCTCGTCATCGGTGGGCATCGCACCCGCCATCTCGGGATCGGCCAGCGCCGATTCCTCGATCTGGCCCACGAGCTCTGCGAACTCGGCGTCGATCTCGTCGGTGGGGCGGTCCACCATCTTCTGGCGCAGCCGCCAGCCCGTCTTGACCCACCCGTGGCCGACCACAAGGAAGTCCTTGACGGCCCGACGGAACTCGTCACCAACGTCGCCTGTCTCCCACAGCCAGTCCAGCACCGCTTCAGCGATGATGGCCTTGGAGTTGTCCTCGGGCTTGCGGGCAAGCACCGTGGTCTTCGGCTTGTTGACCGAAATGGACGGGCCGATCACGTTGATCGTGGCGAACGACACCGCAACAGCAACCCGATCCTGGGCGCTGAAACCCTCGTAGTGCTTCAGCGCATACAGGTCCTTCAGGCGGTTCCAGGTCTCGTCGTACTTCTCGGAATCACGCCACGACTTGGACGACGCCAACCGCTGACGACACTGGTCGGCCTGCTTCTCCAGCGGGTCCTTCGGGTTGTAGATCACAGCACGCCCAGGGCAGAGGTCGGAACGGGACTGGGGCCGACGACGGGTTCGATGTCGATGCCGTTGGCCTTCGCCAACCGCACGTTCTCGTCCACCGACTCCTTCAGGGTGGTGCCGTGGAAGAAGTCACGGCCTTGGCGGTATGAGATTCCCAGCGCGCCAGGGTTGAACCTCCAATAGCGCGCACGGCACCCGAAGCAACCTTCGGGGCCGATCTCACAATGTCGGGGGTCGGTGCTCAAAGCCATCAAGACACAGGCACGGATGTCCCATTCAACGGGGGCGGCGCACGTTGTGTGCGCCCAGCACCCTGCGCTTGTTCGCTTCCTGCTCTTGGGCCTGGAGCGAGTTGTACGCCCACATGACCGTGAACTCCTTCACGACCGAATCGTCGTTGTAGATCGGGTCGGTGGCCCATTTGCGCATCTGGTTGGCGATCGCCAACGAGATCACACGGTCATCGTGGGGGGAACCACTTAGCTTCCCCTTCTCGTTGCGCACGTAGCCGCGCATTTCCTCGATCGTGGAGTTGTCGGGGCAGCGCAACGCCTGGTTGCGCATCTCACCCGCCAACTCGTCCATCATCAGCGGCTTCGATGCCGCCGACGTGAACCAGCCCAGTCGATCCGACTGGTTCTCGGTGCGGGACCCCAGGTCCCGTCGCAAGTAGATTCGTGGGTAGCCGATGCGCTTCAGCGCCTTCAGCGTGGTCATGCCGTGGTTGTTGGCCTCGACGCCGACCAGCGCCGTCCCGTACCACCAACCCAGCGCAGCGAGCTCGTACGCAAATAGATCAGGGTCGATGTGTCCGTGCCAGGTCGCCGCCACCTGTGCCAACTGGGCGGCAGGTGGCTTCGTAGCAGCGCAGTCGATCACATGGGCGGACGAGAAGTCGCCGTGGCTCAGACCTTCGGCCACGTCAGCACCGATGACGTACGTTCCGTACGGCTTCGGCTGCGCCCACACGTTGATGTAGCCCGTGTCGTTCTTGATGAACTCCCGACCGCGTGGGGAATCCACGCCCAGCGGGTTCACCAGATTCCCGACCAGCAGCGGCGTGTCCAGCGGCTGGGCCTCCAGCACCGCCAGATCGAAGAACATGTTGCCCGACTTGATGAACGCCTCGTCCTCAGACGAAGGGTACTCTTGGGCGCGCTGCCACTCGGGCAGCTGGCGGCACTTGGAGATGAACCACGGGGCGCTGAGTGGGTCGTCCTTGTCGGCTTCCGTCAGGCGGTCGGGAACCGCCCACCACGGGAAGAAGATCGGGTTGAACCCGTTGTCACCCGTCTTGGCTTTGCGCCAGGTCTCATGGAACAGGTTGCCCCAGCCGTTGGCCGTGGACAACACGATGATCTGACCGCCCACATCCGTCACAGGCTCCACGGCAGCCCACGCCTCGTCAGGGTTCGGCATGAACGCCCACTCGTCCAGCACCATCGTCCGCACCGTGCGGCCACGGGCAGGGTCGCCCATCGACGGGTGGGACTCGATCCACGACCCGTTGTCGAACGTCATCGTCATGGACGAGTTGTCGGTGCGCTTCGGCAGCCGCGACTTGATCTTGTCGTCCAGGTTCCCGTAGGCGAAGATCGCCATGCGCAGGTTGGACTGGGCGTCCCGTTCCTTCTTGCTTAGGACGATCGTCGTCCATTCATCGAAGAACAGCGACCGCCACAGGACGTACGCCATCGTGACCGTCGTGAACCCGATCTGGCGGGCCTTCAGCGAGATCGTCTTGTCCTGCTCGATGTACGAGCGAGCCACCGTGACCTGTTCGTCACGGAGCTCGAACAGCCGACGCCCTAGCGGGTGCTGAATCCAGACGTGCTCACGGCAGAACGCCTCGAATCCAGCGACCTGGGAGTCCACATCGCCGTCGGAGCCACGGAACCGCCGACGATCCCGCTCCCACAGCAGATCATCGAAATCGAAGCCGTCAGGCGTCGTCGTCATCAGCGCCCGAACGCTTGGCGAGCTCGGATTCCGCCGCCTGGGCCAACAGGGCGGCCAGCTCGTCGTCACTCAGGGTCGAAACCGACGTGACCTTGGACTCGTCCAGCAGCTCCCGAGGCGGGTTCAGGCGGTTGTTGGACTCCAAGTACAGCTTCGCCGCCTGGACGTTGCCCTTTGTGGCCGCTTCGTACAGCCCGTCGTAGATGTCGTTGATCCGATCGGGCGTCACCCGAGCCCGAGCAAGCCGCTTCTGCCACTCGATCTGGAACTCGGGGTCGTTGCGCCACTTCGTCAGCTGCGCCTGACGAATGTGGTTAGCGTTCGCCCACTCGGTGTCGTTCTTCGGCCCATCAGGGTCGCGGAGCGCCTTGGGCGTCACCAGGAAGTTGATGTAGGACTTCTGAAGCTCTGAGAAACGTCGTGCCACGGAGAACATGCGGCGATGTCCCACCCACCAGTAGTTGAAACTTCAACAAGCGGGACACACCTGCACGTGTTCATGAACAACCGAGAATCCCGCACGACCCGCACGAGCAACGATGAGCCCGCACCTTCCAGGTGGGCCTGCCCAGGGCGACACTTCCCTCGGAAACGAGGATCGGTTCCCGTTGAGTGCTAGGCGGCGGGGCAACGTGGATGTGCAAGGTCGATGGTTCGGACGTGAAACGAACTGGGAGCCGACGGTGATGGCCCGTCGGCGGGGGCATTGCGCTGTACTTGAACGACCACAAGTCGGGAAAGGACGGCGCAGAACGTCCACAAGACGGGCGAGCAGCCCGTCGAACCGCTGGCGCTAATCGACGGCCAGCTGACGAGCACGACCACAAGTCGGGCGCAGGAAGCTGGACGGGTCGCAACGCCCTGGGGGCGTTGCTCCCGCGTTCCTAGAAAAACGGAGATCAGTTCCTGAGAACGAGCACCGACCACGGAACGTGGTGGTGCGGTTACGAGGGGTCTGAGTGGAGAAAGGGCGAACAAACGTTCGTACGATCACCAAATCGAGCACACTTCAGGCTGGGTTCTAGGAGTCCCATGAGAAGGCCGGCCCCCCCCCCCCCCCCGGGGGGGCCCCCCCCCCCCCCCCCCCCCCGCGCGCG